ATTCGAGCGCTTGGGATTAGGAGCTTTAGTAAGGGATCTGTCTACAGACGTTAGCTTTGGAGAGGGATTGGAAGGGAATCACAGGGATTTAAACAAAGAAAAAGCCTGACGTGGAAGGTCAGGCTTTGTGTTCAAACTCATCGGAGAAATTAATTATGAACAATCAAATTTTAACCGAAATCGAAGTAAACAGAAAGATTTATTTGTTTCAAAAAGCAGTCGAGCGATATATGGCAGAAAAAACAATTGCCAATTCTCAGGCTGTGGCCAAAGCGAAAAATGAATTATGCAAATTCGCAATGCAGGTGATGCTATGAGTATTGACGCAACAAATTGGGCATGGAGTGCGCCAGTCAAAAGCTCACCTCAAAGACTCATCTTACTTTCACTTGCTGATCGGGCTGGTGAGGATCATAAGTGCTATCCAAGCAATAAACGTATTGCTGAAGATACTGTTTTGAACATTAAAACGGTTCAAAAAGTTGTCAACGAGCTTATTGAATTAGGCCTTGTTTCGGACACTGGTGAGCGTAAAGGTCACACAAAACAAGTTCGAGTTTTACAGCTAATTGGAGTTAGTTCACGTGAAGATAACAGACCCAATATTGGTACAGTTAAACAAACCCAAAAACGGAACAATACCGAAATTGGGAACGATACCAATAATGGGTTAGTTAAAGATGATCAAACGAACCCAAATTTGGAGGGTAACAAACCCAAAAACGGTATATGTAACGAACCCAAATTTGGGATAGGGAATCTCCCAATGAATCTTTCAATGAATCTTGTTTGTGAACACGACTGGATTCCTGATCAAAAAACACTTGAAGCAAAAATTAAAATTGCAGGACATGGAGAAAATCTAAAATCAATTTTTGAATTACCAAATTTTGAATTTGAACTGAGCTCATTCAATTCTCATTTTGATGGTCGTGTTTTATCTGAATCTCAAAAACTCCATAAATTCACAGCTTGGATTATCGACAAGTTTGTGCAGT